GAAACAGTAGCATGGGGTGCTGGTCATATCAATGCTACAGTAGAAAGAGATAATGTAACTCGTAGAATACCTTTACTCATACAGGTTAATAATCAATTGTATCCATCCTTTGCATTAGAAATGATTCGTGCTAATGCTGGATTAAAATCTTATACGGTTCGTGTAGAACCTACAGGTATAGAAAATATTCGTATACCGCCTTTTGAACCTTTCGTAACAGATGTTGCTAGCAACGTATGGTTAAACTATAATAATACTTTTACAGCTTATGAATATGGTTCAGAGTTACCAGACCTTAATGGAGCTACGGTGATCGTAGGAGTCACAGCAGAAGGTATCGTACCTTTAGTAGCTACTCCACAAGGTAATCAATATCCTCATACATTACAGGCTGCTCTCATTGCTAATTTAATGTCAGGTGATGATCTTATATCGAGACCCATATGGGTTCCTTTAGCAGAATTAATGGCCATATTATTAGGCGGTTTATTGATTATAGTGAGTGTATATTATACACCTGTATTAATATCTGGCCTTATAAGCCTTATAATAGCGGTTATAGCGGGGTATATTCCACTATATCTATTCGATAACTTTAGATATCTTATGGACTTCTCTTGGGCATTATCTACGTTTATATTAGTATTTGCTCATGGTTCATTTAATAATTTCTATATTCAATTTAAGCTAAGACAACAAATCAAGAAACAATTTGAAACTTATTTAGATCCAAGACAAGTAGCTTTATTACAAAAGAATCCTAATCTATTAAAGCTAGGTGGTGAAAGAAAAGAAATGACTTTTATGTTTATGGACATAGTAGGTTTTACTCCTATATCAGAGCATTATAAAAACAATGATGATCCAGAAGGACTAGTAGAACTGATTAATATGTTTCTAACTCGTATGACTGATATCATATTAAAGCATGGTGGATGTATAGATAAATATATGGGAGACTGTATTATGGCTTTTTGGAACGCTCCAATAGATTGTCCTAATCATGCAGAGTTAGCAGTTAAAGCTGCAGCTGAGATTATAGAAGAAGGTAAGAAAATAAAAGATGAGTTGGCAGAAAAACATTTACCTAATATCGGTTTTGGTATTGGCATTAATACCGGGACCTGTATCGTCGGTAACATGGGATCAACCTCTAGATTCGATTACTCAGTTATCGGCGACGCAGTCAATCTTGCTTCGAGATTGGAAGGACAAACCAGAAACTATGATCACGAAGTGTTGTTATCATCCTTTACTGCTGAATGCTTACCAGGAACAACGTTCCAATATGTTGATTCAATCCAGGTTAAAGGAAAGTCCGAGCCAGTTTCCATCTATACCCTTCAGTAAACCTTTAATCACTAAACAAATACTGTTCTACGGTCTTATGTTTTTAGATTTCTATACTACTGATTACGCTATTCGGAATCTTGAATGCGTAGTAGAAATGAACCCTCTCTATTCAGAAAGACCATCTACTGCAGAATTAGTATTTAAAAAGTCTATAGTGGTCTTTTATCTTGATAGATATCTAACTGAAGCAGATTATGATTATGTTAATGGTACGTATAGTATTATATTACTTAATAATCTAAACGTTATTAGAAACGGCTGTTAGTGTAGAAAGAATAGATAAATGATACCACCAAATAAAGTGATATCAGCAACAATACTCCAAGCTATATAAGCTTTAAAAGCCCATTTAGACATTCGTGTAAGAGTAGGTTTGGAAATCAATGTTCTCATACCTAACCGACTGTGGATCAATTGTTTGTTGCATACATTATTTATATTTGTATAGGACTATTTGAACAGATACACATAGTAAAGTTTTTATAGTCGCCAGTATATAAAGTTGGTATAGTAGTAGCTATATTCATAGGTAATGATACATAACCAAAATGTGATTGCAATAGCTTAACTAAACTTTCATTATTAAAGTAATTATTCCATTCTGATTTAAGATAATACTCTTTAGGATTAATCACTATAATCCATCGTTTAGCAAATTTCTTATAATGATTTAAAAACTTATCAACATCTTTAGGATAGGTAATTACTCCTAACAACAATCCAACATCCCAAGTACGTCCAAATTCTAATAGTTCATGATCAAAGTCATGGACTTGATCTGCTAATGGGCATAGATCTACACCCCAATAATCATCACACTCAATAAAATTAAGAATGTCTTTATCACCACAACCTAAATCTAATATAGAAGAACCTGCAGGTATGTATCGACAGACAGCGGGATTACGTTCATTCCATCTATGTTTTAATAGATATTCGTTTTGTAATATATCGTAGAAGTCAGGATTAGCCATTAGAGTGGCATAATAAGTCTTGCGGCTACTTCTGGATTGATAACATAAAAAGCTAATGTTGTTAAATAACTAAGCAAAGCAATAGCTAATAAAATAGTTATATTCTCAAACTTTTTGTCTTTTTTTCTTCCCACTGTGTGCTGCTCCTCTTCGTGTACCACCTAATCCCATTTCTAGATCTCTTTGATTCTTTAATTTAACTTTTCTTAAAGTGGCATCTTTTTTTCTGCGCTTGACAGCAGTAGGTTTTTCATAAAAATCTTTTTTACGATAGTCAGTAACGATGCCTGCTCGTTCTGCTTTTCGTTTAAATCTTCTTAGTAATGAATCAAAAGATTCACGATCATTTAAAAATACTTTCATTAAAATATCTCTTCCGCAATACCAATAAGCTCTGCGATAAAAAATGTTAATCCAAGAACCATTAAAGCGTTAATAAGATGTGAAGGCTCTGCCTGTATTGCCATTATGAATACTGCAAAGCTACCTGTTAATCTAAAAAAGCTTTTACAAAGGCTCAATAGAAAATGCGCTGGCATATCTGTTCCTTTCATATTTATACTCCGTACTTCTTATCGTGTTCAGTACCTGCACCATAACTACCTGCATAACCTTCACCTAGTTGTTCTGCATCAGCTATGAGCATTTGACCAATCCGTGTACCTTTAGCGATCTTAGCAGGTGCTATGACATGTAATACTCCTGCCATAACTCCTGAGTAACCTGAATCATATAAACCAGATGTAATAAACAATCCATTACGATTCAAAGTAGATCTAGGTATAACCCAACCTATTTCATCGCTACCAATAGTAACAATACCTTCCATAACAATCTCATAAGATCCTCTAGAGAAATAAAAGAAACCTTCTTTATCTGGTTGCATCTCTATAGAACCTCTATGCTTTTTAATATCTTCAGATAGAATAAATTCTTGCTCGATATCAATTTTTAATACTTTATCTAATTTTAGATCTAAAGCATTGGGTTGTACTTGTGCCTTATCAAATATTGATAATTCACTTTTAGACCACGGACTGGCCAAATGTTTAAACATATTATACTCCTGTATGTTCTTCTAATACTTTTCTCACATGCTCCACAGCAACGCTAAAAGGTACTGGCCCTGTTTCATCTGCATAGGCAGCGGGATCATCTCTTTCTAGCTTTAGAAAAGCTTCTATTCTTTCTACTGAAGATGAACTCTTATAATCAGCAAACCAAGTACCGTTTAAGAAGATAGGCTTATAAGAAGTATTCGTTCTAGCATATACTTCATCAAAGTCTAATCCTAATTCTTCTACTAACACTTGACCATCTTGTAGAATACCAAACTTATCAGTAAAGAGATAAGGAGTAAAGTAAGTTACTTTATCTGCATCCCAATTACCAATTCTAAAAGCTGCATCATCTGCATCTCTAAACTCTTGACGACAGTCAGGATAGATAGCATGGTCACCTGCATGAATACCTAACGCAATAGCTGTTTCTTCATCTGTTCTTTTTACTACCGATAAAGCTACAGCTTGTACTAATGAAGCAAAGATTTTATTTCGATTAGGTACTACTGTTTGCTTCATATTATCTTCTGCATAATGTCCTTCTGGTACTTCATTACCTCCAGATACTAAAGCTGATTCTAATAGAGCTGTTATACCATCTAGAGTCACGACTTGATATTTAATCACATGTCCTTTCTCTTTTAGGTAATTTACTAAGGATTGTGCTTTCTCTAACTCACATACATGCTTTTGTCCATAGTTAATAGACAGAGCTGTAACATTCTTAGCGCCAACTTCTTTGATAGCTCTAAGTAACAGAGTAGATGAGTCCATCCCACCTGATAGTGATACCACTATATTTTTCATATTGTTTCTCCGTGAATATGAGCAGTATTAGGATTAAAGTGATTAGCTCTTAAACCACTATGTTCATAATTCTGACGGCATCTATCACATCGTCTTAATAATTCTTTTAAATTAGCTTCTACAGAAAAGTCATACTCGGTATTCTTAAATTGTGTAGCCATATCAGCACATAGTTGTTCATCTATAGGACTTCTATGATTATAACCTCGTTTAGTCATTTCAGTTACTAATTGTTCATGTCTTTGTTTTACTTTATTAGTATCTATCAATCCATTAGCTAAATAACCTTTAAAGCTAATACGCTTTCTAAAGGTACCAATAAACATATGTAGCTCACTATGTTCACCTAATAGATGTTGCCTACACATGATAGCTGGATTGACGTCCCACATTCTCATGATTGTTTCTTTCTCAATCTTTCAATTTCTCTATCTAAAAACCATCTAGCTTTTTCTAGATCTTCTATTTCTTTTGATAGTTGATCATAACCTTGTTCTGCTTTTCTACCAGAACGTAAAGTATACTTAATCACAGACCCCTTAGCAAAATTTAATTCAAACAATTCTATAATATCAATTGCTTGTATATTAGTTTCGCCGGCTTTATAATGTGCAGGATCTATCTTTTCAATATTACTTACCATGTACGATTTCCTTAAATTTCTTAACATTATTATATAGTAATTGCATATTAATGTCAAGCTTTGTTTTATGATAGACAGAATCAAAAGTAGATCGTGGTTTGACATCAATACCCAAATCAGTATAAGCAATACCATCACACGCAGCCATCACAGGATTAGAAGTATCCAAGCTATGTATCCAATTATAATTTCTATACCAAGCAAACTCTTTAGCCTGCCAAGTTCCTAATAGATGATGCTTCTTAGTAGTATCAATAACTTCTTCTTTGACCATCTTATCTAATAAATCTATTCTGCCTTGTGCTTGTAACGTAGGATCTTTAGGTATCCAACTATATACGAAAGGTATACCTATCATACCTATATGCTTAATTTGTTTGAATACATTATAACAATCTATGATTTCTTGTATGGTAGCTCCTTGTGCTACTACCATAATATGTTTCAAAGGTATTCTAGTAGTAAAGATAAAATCAAAAGTTCTTTCTAAAGTATCTTGTCTTTTACCTAATACATCAGGAGCAATAACTATATCTGCTTGCGTCGCGTTAAAATAATATTCTAAATCTTTTTTATCTAAAGAAGCACCTAATTCAAAACAACTATTATCTAGATACTTAACACCTTTATAAGCTATAGCAGCTGCTAGATAATCCTTATCTTCCATGCATTTATGTAATAACAAATACATGTAATCATTAAACTCATCATGCTGAGTTTGCATTAAACTTAAAGGTAATTCATGACTTATTAGTTTTGCCACGTTTTCTCCTTACCATTTTTAAAGCTGCTTGTTTACGTTTTAATAATAATATTGCTCCAATATAAGCTAATGCAGCTAGTGCTGTTACTTGTAAAGCATTTAATCTTATTGGATTACTGATAAAAGCGAATAGTTCTGATAGTTCCATATTAAAAAAAGAATGTATGTGAATTAGGTGTTTGCTCTGCTGTTTGTTTATAAGCTTCTATAGCATCTGAATCAGCGCAATCAAAAGACTTTACAAACTCATAAATCTCTTTATGAAAGTAACCTTTCGATGCATAGTTACTATATCGTTTAAAGTTATCTTTATAACAAGCTTGTAATTCTTTATTAGTGTAAGTACCGAATATAGTATCTGCATCAAAAGTATAAGACTTACGATCACCATATGATATTATTTCATTAGCAATATAAGCTACAGCCTCTGCATTCTTTTTACGATAACCCATAGATAAACCTTCTAAGTAATTAACTACTCTTTCCCAGTTCTGTTCAGAAGGCATCGCGTCAAAGTATGCTCTAACATGTGCACATTTCTCTTGCACTGTTTTTAATTTTTTAGCTTTGACTCTTGTAATTTGCCAATCCAAATGATACTTTGATATATGTTTAGACTTTCTCATAAAGAAATATTATAACGGTTTTGAAGATTAATGTCAAGCTTTTTGAAGCCAAGATACCTGCGAACCTATACCACCTTTACCTACTAATGGTTCTGAGATTTTATAGCTGGCCCTTAACCAATCAATAATAAATTCTTTATAACTTTGACCTGCTAATATTACAAAATCAGTATTGATATTATTATATTGTTCTAATTGTAATTTGACTTTCTTAGCCCAAGCTTGTCTTTCAGATTTAGGCATAGACTTTAATGTTTTGTTATAAGGTTGTATAACTTGTCTAGGAGTTAATACTCCATGTTCTGCTGATAATATCAGATAGGTATCACAATACTTTTCAGCATAGGCTTTTTGAGCTTTAAAGAAGGTAGAAGGTTCATACATCTCAGATGCAGTACAAGATTCATTTCTTTTACGTGCAGTGCACGATAACAAAGCAATTTTCACTTTAACCTTTATATATTTTACCTGCCGCCTTAGCACGCGCTGCTGCTTTACGTCCTGCTGCAGCTTTAGCATTAAACTTAGCTGCGCCCATTCTCTTTCTACCTGCCACTGCTGCTACCGCTGAAGCATCTTTATAAGAGATACCTTTTTGTTTAGCAATCTTCTTTACAAATAGATCTTTACCTGCTGCATCTTTAGGACCTTCTGCCATAGCTGCATGATAGACTTCTTCAAACTTCTTATACTTCTCAGGCTCAGTCGCCATTAATTTAGCTTTTTGTTTACCACTATGTGAATCTGGAGAGTTCTTTTGAGCCCAGAAGCTCTTTCTTTGTGGCCTAGGCTTATTAGCATCAGGGTCTACTTTCTTTTTATTAAATAGCTTAGCTAATTTTTCAGGAGAATGAAAGCCACCTACTACTGACCAAGGTTCATGATTTGGATCACTTTTCTTTTTCATAATTTGATAATTCATGACAGAACGAGTAGACCCATCAGCGCTTTTCATACTAATAGAATATTTGTTAATACCTTTACGTGAGGTACCAGTAACAGTATAAGTTTTACCTTCTGGTGATTTAAGTTTAATATCTTTGACTACTTGGCCATCGCCATTCTTTAAAGGTACCCAAACCATTATATCTCTCCTGTTTTGTATTTAAGATCCTCTGCATCATATGGTTCATTATTCATATTACGCCAGCGGATTCTTATTTCTTTTCTTAATGCATCAGTCTCAGGCTGATTCTTAGTATGACCTGCTCGATGCACTGATCCAACTAATACATTTAGAATACGACGAATAGCAATAGGACTATCTTTATGCTTTTTATAATAAGCTCTTAGAGTTGCAATATTTTGTTTATGATTGTTCTTCCAATTGCCTACTAAGCTTTTTCTAATCACTTGCCATTCGTCATTGTCTACTACTTTAGAAATATTCATAGACTTAACTTTTTTAGCTTCTTCTACAATATGTGCACTAAACTTCATCATTGTACCTATATTTATACTAAGTTAGATTACTTTGAATAGACGGTGCTTTATACCAACTACGTCTATAAAATTTAAATACTTCAGGACTACCTGCTAATGCTAATATATCTTTAGCATCTTCTGTGCTGATAGTTGCAAAGATATCACCTTTAGGTCCTATACACATAAACTCAGTTGCCATAGTAGGCCACCAATTCTTACGAATAGTAATATACCAATCACTACTTATTTTATCATAATAGAGAGCTGATCCACCCTTCTTGACTTGTACGAACTTGCCTTCACCTTTACCACTAATGACTGTTAAGTCAATACCTAGTAATTGCTTATCACAATTCTGTTCTACAATAACTGCTTTGTATTTACCTGAGACGTCATAGAAACGAGCTGCTTGTTGTTCTCCAAGATCACCTCGTGCACCCATCTCACCATGCTTTTCTGCTAGAGTAGGCTTATATGCTCGCCATATCTTATTAGCATGCTCCGGATTATGTTCATTATATAATATCATACTTTCTCCCGAAATATAATTTATTATAACTTATTTTTGATGTAATGTCAAGCCCTAATGATCTTTAGAAAAGTCTTGATTCATTTTAATGTTTTCGAAGAACTCTTTACGAGGTTCATCATTCCAAAACTTACCATTCAATACAGTCGTTTGTGTTAATGATGACTTAGCCATAATACCTCTATTCTCACAACAACCATGAGTAGCCATCACATGTACTGCTACATCTTCTGAACCGGTAGCCTTCATAATCTCATCTGCAATGTCCATACATAATTCTTCTTGTAATGTACCTCTACGTGCACACCATTGTGCTATTCTAGTATACTTAGATAAACCAATCACTTCTTCATTAGGTATAATACCAATATAAGCTACACCTGTAACTGGCTGATGATGATGTGAACATACTGATCTTAATTCAGAACGTACTACTAACATACCATGATAAGCTTTAGCTCCTACATTAGGAAATGCTGTTACTTTAGGTATTGGATCATATCTACCAGACATAATCTCATTTACATACATCTTAGCTAATCGTCTAGCTGTATCCTGACTATTAGGATCATTCTTTCTATCAATAAGCAAACAATCTAATACTTCTTCAAAAGCATCTGTTACTCTATTAATAATAACCTGCTTATCTCCATCTTCTAAAAACTCAGAGATGTTATCACTAGCAAAAAATCTTTTCTTACTAGCTTTTAATTTTTCTTGTATCTCTGTTATACGATCTAATTTCATCCTACAAAACTCCATGTTATACTAATTATTATAAAGGACATTGTCGCAAAGGTCAAGCCTAGAAAGATTTTTATTTTAGTGTCATCGCTCATTATTGCTCCCATGGGAACACTACCCATTCTTGATTATTATCATTAATACAAAAGTCTACTGTATATTTAGCTGTTGCACTTTCAAAGATAGCAGCTGTTTTAAATTCGCCATGTGCACAAGCTTCCACTACAGATTTAAAAGTTAAACCACTATCACAAATGTCATCTACAATTAAAGCACGATCAGGTATAGGAGTTAAATCTCTTTTACCACCATCTCGTGTTTGCCAATATTTAATATGTAAAGGCGAATTTAATAGATGACTTAGATGTACTGCTGGAATAATACCACCTCTTGCAATACCTACTATACAGGAAGGTTTATAAGTGCTCTCAATAGTAGAGGCTAGATAATGAATATCAGCGTTATACTCTTCCCAAGTATATATTTTTTTATTAGTATTAGGTGCCAATAGCATTACCAAATAGATAAGTATGTACTCTTGCGGCTACATTAAAGCCTCTATCAAAAGCCATTTTAGCTACGATACCACCCACATCTTGTTGACCTTCTACAGTAGCACCTACAGGCATAATCCATACAGGCCAAGTTACTCCAGCTGCTCTAAATTGTTTAATCACACTATCTAACTCTTCCCATTGTTCTGGTTTATCTCCCATCACAAATTTTAATTGTCCATCTACATTAGCCCAACCCCAACTCTCTTGATATTCAGCTACATTACTTGGACAAATAGCTCTTTTACTTTCTTCTCCAGCTACTGTCCATAACTTAGGAGATACAGAGAAGAACAATTCTTCTAGATCATAATCATCATAAAACCCTATAGTCTCAGGCAACAGAGGCTGAGTGCCATTTGTCTCATAGGTAATGTACGATGGAGAATTACCTATGCTGCGCATGTGATCCAATATTTCAAGTTGCGCTTTCTGAGATTGCTTTTGTAAAGGCTCACCGCCTGTAAAGCATAAATGATTCTCTTGTCCTGATAGAGGATGTTTAAATAATCCATCAGGATTGTGCTCATTCTTTAGCACGGAGATCATACGTTCAGCTATCTCAGCCCCTGTTCCTGTTCGTTGTAATTTTTTAAATTTCTTCGCCCATGAATAAGAAGAGTCACAACCATATTTCCATACAGGTAAATCTTCTATGACTTCAATTTTATCTACATTAAATTCTTCATAAGGAAGAATATAGGTATCAGGATTAGTAGGATCCTTTTGACCAAAACCATTACATTGTAAGTTACAAAGAAAGTGTCTTAACCAAGTAGTAGGTACTCCTGTGTATTTACCTTCTCCTTGTATAGAGAAGAAGATTTCACTATAAAGATGTGGCTTACTCATTTGTTTGAATAGATAGATGAATTAGCACCATGCTCTGCACATTCTACACTAACCACATAACAGCGTCCTTCAGTCTTTTCTTTAATAAGACTATTTGCAAAGTTAAAAGCATGCTCTGCAAACTTTTCACATCCTACGCCATCAAAGGTAACTACATTAGCTATACCTTTAGCTTCTAATGCTCTTATAGTATGCAATTCAGGATCTGCTATATCTACAATCACAGTATGATCAAAACAATCATGTAACCATTGTTTCAATAACTTCAAGCCACCAAAATCTACAACCCAATTCTTTTCATCTAAAGAGTCGCAACCAAATACAAATTTAAATTTTAAACTATAACCATGTAACAAATGACAATGACTATGAGTTGCTTTAGGTTGTCTAAATACAGCTGATAGTCCTTCACTATGCTCGTAAGTCTTTGTTGAAAAATACTTCATACATCCTCCACCTGAATGTTTAATTATAAGTTATTTTGAAATTAATGTCAAGCCCATCTATAGAAAATGTGATCACCTATTCTACCAATACGGTGCATACCTCTATCGTTAATCCAATCAGGATGTACTTGAAAAGCATGATAATGTGTAGCGCCTTCTGTAATACCTCTAAACTTAGAAGGATAATCTAATATCTGTTGTGCTATTTGTTGCGCTTCAGTCCACGCTACATCATCTTGTGGTGTATCTGATCTACCATCGCAATACCAACTAAATTGACATTGATCTCTTTTAGGAGTACCATCAGCTCTTACTTTAGCCTCATAAATCACATCACAGATACCGGCGGGATATCTTCTATCTTCAGATCGATTGATAACGACATCTGCTACAGCATACTTACCTGCTAGATTATCACCTCTAGCTTCATAGTATATATTCAAAGCTAAACATCGACGATCTTGAGGGTTTACATCTAAAAATTCTATTTCAGGTTCGTATAGATCCTCTACATAGATAGCTACACCATGATCAGAATAACCAATTACTTCTGATACTAGTTCTTCTTGATGCGCTGCAACTTCCTCTTCAAACTTTTCATCTACTACACTATTGATAGTCATCCAGTTAATAAAACTTGCTAAGGCTATTATAGGTAACCATATAATGATTATACTACCTGCTTCTTCTTTAAAGGACATAAACTTCTCCTAAAATAAAATATAATTATAACGGATTTTCTAACAAATGTCAATCGTAATGTAGACCTTCGTTACCATTAGCTCCTATGATATCGATACGTGAATATTGTGAAGTTGATTCTAATTCATTAACTAATTCATCGCGAAGAAATTGTGCTTGCTTATCTTTATCTGTACCAATGGCACCATTATCAAACTTATAAGCTAAAGTAAATCGATCACAATAAGTATAAGCACTATGCCAACAATGATGATCTATTTCAGCTTGTCTACCAAAGTAATACCATCTACATTGCCAACCTGGTTTA